GGCGCAAGTCAGACAACGCTGGATGCCCGTAGAAAGATCTTTAACTTCTTCATCGGCGTGATGGAAGAAGAGTTGGCCGAACTGAAGGAGCAGTGCAATGAGTGAAGGTTACATGATGCCGGGAGATCGCGAAGCTCTTGATACCATCTATGTACACAAGCCACTGGCTCAAGGTCAGGTTGACCGCATAAATGAAATTAACGCGATGTCGGCAGCGCTCAGTGCCGTCATCCTTCGCCTGTGTCCACCCTCTCGTGAGCGCGTAACGGCACTGGCTTGCATTGAAACTGCTGCACTATGGTCTACAGAGGCCATCAGGAGAAATGAAGTTGTCTCAAGAAGTCTGTCCTCTGCACCAATCATTCGAGGAGAAGATCGACCAGCTGAAAACGCAGCTGGATAAATTGATCAATCTTCTGGAAAACGAGGGCGGTTATCGTGACCGCCTTAGGTTCTTGGAATTCTGCTATGGTATTTTCATTTGGATGATAAGGATCGCCCTTGGAGGAGCAATTGCTTACGCAGTCCATAAACGGCTTTCAAGCTGAAGCACATGCGCTGAAACGTGAAATTGCGCTGCAGTGTTTTGCCAGCACTGAAGTATGTTGCAAAACACTCTTTCCGAAGCGTTTCGAGTATCCTTTCAGCAAAGCTCACAAGCAAGTCTTTGCGGCACTGGACGATCCGTCGATTAAACGCTTGTGCATTGCTGCATGGCGTGGTTTTGGTAAGTCCTCAATCCTACAGCTGGGTTACCCTGCCAAACGCATCCTTTCGCGTAACGTGAAGTTCATCGTACCTACTTCTTGTACATCGACTCAAGCCCTTCGCCAATCTGAAAACCTGAAACGCGAACTCACGGGTAACCCAGCTATCCTTGATATCTTTGGCTCCATGAAGAGCGTTGATCTTTTTTCACAGGAGATGTGGATGGCTAACAATCCGCATCGAAACTGCTCTGGGACGCTGGTTTTTCCGCGCGGCATGGGGCAGCAAGTCCGAGGCATTATCCACGAGGATAGCCGTCCTGATCTCATTATCGTCGATGATTTAGAGGATAAGGAAAGCGTGCTGTCGGAAGAACAGCGTTTCAAACGGAAGGACTATTTCTTCACAGACTTACTAGGTTCCGTCGACCTTTCCAATCCTAACACGCGGATTCTCTACATCGGCACGGTGATGCATGAAGATGCACTGCTCAAGAACCTGCTCGACGATCCAGGCTGGACGTCAATGCGGTTCGAGATTTGTGATGATGACCTTGTCAGTAATTGGCCTGAACGGCATACCAACGATGACATTAGGTTCATATATGAAGCGTATGAGCGGCAGGGATTGCTGGATCAGTTCTACATGGAGTACCGCAATCTTACCTCGTCAGGACAGATGAAGCCGTTTACTGAAGATTGCTTCAAGTACTTCGATACGGTGTCTCCAAACGCCTTCCATGTGGTGCTCGTTGATCCGGCAAAGACGACAAATCAGGACAGCTGCGATACGGCAATCGTTGGCGTTGGGATTGACACGATTACCAGTCGTATCTTTGTCGAGGACATTATTGCCGACAGGTTCCATCCTGACCAGATGTACGCAGCGGCTTGCGATATGGCACGACGCATCGGTGCGCGGTATATCGGCGTTGAAGAAACTGGCCTTAACGAATTCGTCTCGTGGCCATTCCGCAACTACATCACCATGAACAAGGCGCATCTGCAGTATGTTCCGCTGAAAGCCCGTAGAGGCCCGTCTCAGTACGTGCCGACAGGCTCGAAGGCTAACGGCAAGGACGCCCGTATCTCTGCATCTCTCGTGCCCATGTACCGACAGGGGCTGATTTATCACAAGAAAGAACATCCACAGACAAAACGTCTGGAGTCCCAGCTTCTGGGCTTTCCACGTATCGGCGAGAAAGACATCATCGATGCGCTTTCTTATGTCTCTTGGTTTATGAGCATGGGAGAGCAATACATGATGGGCGCCGAAGAAGTCGTAGAAAACAATCTTGCCATGCTACAGCGGGAAGATCAGGCACTTGCTGAGATGTACGGCTGTAGCAGCTTTAAGAATGATTGGAGATTCTAATGCTGGAAGTTGAACAACTAGACTACAAATACCCATTTAATCTGGATCTTCGGCCAACGTCGGCGCTGCACCAGAAGCTCATAGGCCGCTTAATGGCTATGGCGAAGTACAGCCAGAGTGAGATGCAGAAACGCTACAGCAAATGGGACGAGATTACGCAGAAAATTTCTGCATATGCCGTGCTGAACGAGGAAGAAGCTCGACTGAAAGCAGCAGACAATTCTAAACCAATCCAAGTAATCGTGCCCATGAGCCACGCGTTGCTTGACACTCTTCTGACCTACCTCATGTCGACGTATGGTGACGGCGTTATCTTTCGCTATCTCCCGGTCGGCCCAGAGGACACGACCAAAGCAATGCTTCTTGAACTGCTGATTCATACGCAGGTGGAGAAGAGCAAGATGCTGCTGGACATGTATGTCCAGTGGCGTGACGCGTGGTCGCTCGGCATTGGAATTGTAGCTCCGCGGTGGAAAGAGCGGTGGGGCAGGAAGGAAATGCTCGTTGATGATGTCTATACAAGCGATGTTACAGGGCAGCAGATTGTAATCGGACAGAAGAAAGCCTCATTCCGTTCGATGCTCTTTGAGGGCAACGTGCTGGACTGTGTACATCCAAAGCACTATTTTCCCGATCCTGCAGTCTCTATGCATAAAATTCAAGATGGTGAATTCGTGTGCATTTTGAATGAGCGGAATTATATGAGTATCCTTGAAGCCGAGCGCGATGATACTAACTACTTTAATGGACGGCATTTACGCAATCGCGTAACAATTTCTCGGTTGAGGGGTGATGACGTTTACACCGATGCGGCGTATCGCGTGCGGGACCAGAAAGATAAAGGCGGTACGCAACCAGTTGACGTGTTGTCGTTCTTTTGCAATATCATTCCGGCGGAATGGGGCGTTGGCAAGAGCGTGTATCCGGAGAAGTGGCTATTTGAAGTGGCTGGTGATGCCATCCTCATTCGTGCGCAGCCGTTGAACCTTAACCATTGCATGTTTCCTGTCGCAGTGTGCGCGCCGAACTTTGATGGTTACACGATTGCCCCGATTTCGACGCTGGAGCTGACACACGAACTACAGGTTGCGATAGACTGGCTTTACAAGAGCCGTCTCCACAATGTCCGCACATCGTTGAACAACCGTCTGGTCATTGACCCGTACCTCGCTCGGTATGATGATGCGATCTCAGGAGAGCCAGGTGGAGCCATTCGCATACGTGAACACGTGTGGGGCCGCGGGGTGCAGAACGCGGTGGAACAGCTGCCTGTGAGCGACGTGACTGCTTCGCACTGGAGTGACATTGGTTATGCGAATGACATCGCACAGCGTTCCAGCGGTGCTGTGGATACGTTGCAGGGTGTAGTTCGGCCCAGTGGTGAACGTCGCTCCGCGACTGAGATGCGAGACACCCGTATGAGTGCTGTGAGCCGTCTGCAGAAAGCCGCGAAGCTCATTTCACTGCAATCCATGCGCGACCTTGGACTGATGCTTGCAAGCCATACGCAGCAGTTCATGACAACAGATGCCTATGTTCGCACTGCTGGCGATTACCTCGTTGAGCTTGCGAAAATCTACCAGAACCAGGATATTATAAAGGTGTCTCCGCAAGACATCCTCATTGACTATGATGTGCTTCCAGCGGATGCGACTACGCCCGGTGGCGAGTATTTGCCGGATTTGATTCAGGCTTTTCAGCTTTCGCACACGATTCCACAGAGCGCTATGGCGTTCGATCCGGTGAAGCAAATGCTGGATATCTACCGTCGTGCAGGCGTGAAGGATGCAACAAAGTTTATCAGGGCTGACGTGCAGCTGCTGCCTGATGAACAGGCAGTGGAGAAGGCAATGAAACTTGGTGCGATGCCGCTGCAAATGACAGCACCTCAGGCAAGGGAGAGAGATGAGAGATTATAAACTGCTAACAACAAGCGATGACATTGCAAGATTCCAAGAGCTTGACATCTGGAAGGACTTTTGCATAATCGCTCACGCCCGTATTGAGGCGATTAAGGATGATTTGGTAAACGCGCAAACCATAGAGCGTTTGCGCTATTTGCAGGGAGAGCTGAATGGCGTTAGCTTTTGGCTCCAATTCCCTGAAGCTATGAAAGAACAGTTAAAACAGCAAGAGGAGATTGAAAATGCCAAACAGAAGCCCGCTTGATGCCATTATGGATTTGGGCTACGGAAATGGAGAAGAGCAACTCGAAGAGTTCGAGTTTCAACATCCTGAAGATGTTGCACCGGAAGGTGACGATGTAGACATGGTTGAACAGAACGGGCCTGACGAACAGCAGTCCATGGATGAGCCAGCCACTGAAGCCATCGTTGATCCGGCAGGAGAAAATGTTGATACTACGGTAGTCACACCGCCAGCTGAACCTGACAGAATTGCGCAACTTGAGGCCGAGGTAAGCCGATTGCTGCAGCACATCGAGGGGAATAAAACAGCTGAGCAGGATGACCAGCAAAAGGCTTCCTACATCAAAGTCGTTGGGGATGATGAAGAAATTGACATCCTCTCGCGTGATGGCTTGAACCTTATCAGCAACCGTATTATTCAAGCTGCGGTAGATCTGATATCTCCGCAGATATATGAAGAGGCTACACGTGCTGCGACGCTCCACGCGTACGCTCAAGATTTCTACAAGGCAAACCCTGAACTTGCTGGCAGAAAAAAGGAAGTCCAGGAAATCGGGGCGAAGATTGTAGAATCTAATCCTAACATTACGGCTGAACAGTTGTTCGCTGAAACTGCCAAGGCGGCGCGAGCGAAGTTCGGCATTGTGAAGAAGGATGAGAAGCGTGCGCCTGGATTTACGAACGTTGGCGGTGGAATGCCAATTCAAAGTGGTGGAAAACAGAAAATGACAGTGCAACAAGAAGTGCTGTCGCTAATAGGAGTGAGATAATGAGTACAGAAAAACGTGCTTATCTTACCGATACTCTGGGGTTGAGTGGTGATAACACGCAGCTTGTGGATATTGGTGAAGAGACGACGCTGACGGTCAACATTCGACAGGATGTAGACGGTATCTTCGTCGCACCTGTTCCGGCAGGAGCAACGCTTACGCTTGATCTTGGCGTTGGCCGTGTAGTGCGGGCGTTGTATGTGCAGATTCATCGGTCTTCTGGAGGAACTGTGGAAATTGGTAACGCGGCATTGGGCTACACGACGCTTGTTACGCTTGGCGGCACTTTGGTGCTGGCCTGCGGCTTTGCGATTAGTGAACTCGGTGTCGGCAGTTTGGCCAACGCAGCAGCTGGTTTCAGCGATCGTCTCGACGATTTAGAAGAAACCATTGACACTGCAGGCACTGGTCTGGTTGACCTTGTCGGAGGCATCCAAGCTGGAACCGCACTAACTGGAGAATTGTCCAGTGTGGACAAGGATATCATCAAGTCGTTGTTGACTATTCTTGACACGGCTGGCATCATCAACGACACGACGACGGTGGGCACATAATGGTAACTGAAGCCCACCAATTTGATGTAAACCAGTCGCTTTGCGCAACAACTCCTGTTTATATGGTATCTGTAACAAGTGGCTCTACTACTGTGCGATTACCTGTGAATGTGAGAGTTGTTGACGCGAGAGTCGAGGATGGTGCTACGTTGAATCTCATTATGCATACGCCGTATCCAGTGGAAATTCTATTCAAAATTTCTTCTGAATCCAGCCGTCCTGGGAAGGTTACACTTAATGATGAAGTAATCTCTGGTGGTGCCAAATTCTTTGGATACGTCGTCAACGGCTATGAAGTTGCTGAAACTGTCAGGTCGAATGCGAAAGTCCTTGGAGATGGCGTGCTGCTGCTTGAACGTCCGGAAACCATGCCTGTAACATTCGAGCTGGAAGGGCCGGCAACTGTAGTTGTGGCTTTCGATGTCGGTTGGCAGCCTGGTGATGTAATCAACGTCGTTGCTTCGAACTCGTTTTCTATGATTGGCAAGTGTCTTTACGTAATGAATGGTGATGGTGGTGAGAACTTGCTAATCAATGTTAGCGCGTATGTTAAAGGAAGTCTTACTCCGCAGACGTTCGCGTTAACTCCTAAACGTGATATTTTGTTAACCTGTATCGGCTTTGACTGTTATACAGGTGCTGCTTTGATGTATTACATGCCTCAAGTGAATGCAATAGACTTTTTTGAATTAGAGCAGCGTGTGCGAAATCTTGAATCTTAAGAAGAAAGGAACATAAAATGCCTTTAACGCCTCCGATTAACATTAACGAGCTTGGCTTGCGTGCGACTAACCTCGAAGCCCCAACGCTTGGAATGCGTGGGACGCATACATGGACTGACAGTGAAGTCCCGCGAAATTATCGTGAGGGGCTCCTCTACCTCCGCCCGAACGGCAAGGCGCCCCTCACTGCGATGCTCTCCAAACTCAAGAAAGTGAAGGAAAGTCAGAGTCATTTCCACTGGTTTTCCAAGAAGTTGCAGTACAAAGGCTGCAACGTCGACTCCTACACCATCAATGGACAGGCACCTGCGGGAACGGCAATTGCTGTTAATGACGTTATTGCGCTGACCATTGACGCGGAGTTTGGCTATCAAGTTCGTGCGGGACATACAGTACTGGTGCGCGATGCGTCGAAACAGAGTGATGACATTGTGCTTAAGGTAACAGGTGTTATCCGTGGTGCATTGACAGCAACGGTTACAGGCCGTGCAATTAGTGCTTGTGCCACGCAGGCTCCTGAATATGACCGCATGGTCATCATTGGCAACTACAATCCAGAAGCCTCGGCGCGTCCTGCAGCGATTAGTTACAATGCAACCGAATACGGCAATATGCAACAGATTTGGCGCAATCCACTGGCTATGAGCCGCACCGACTTGGCGAACAAGAGCCGTCTTGGAGATCGGTACCGCCAGTTGAAGTTGGAAACGTTGGAAGACCACGCCATGGAACAGGAGTTCTCGTTGCTGTTTGGCGAGATGTCCTTCGAACTGGGCGACAATGGTATGCCAGAGCGTACGATGCAGGGTATCATACCCTTCGTTCGTGAGTACGCGTCGGAGAATGTCATTGACGCCGCTCGTCTTGCAGTCACAGACATGAACCAGGCTAATGGAACACCGTGGACAACCTTCGGTCTGGAATTGCTGGAAGAGTACCTCATCCGTCCGTCCTTCACATGGGGTGATGCGATGGAGAAGTTTGTCTTCTGTGGCAGTGGTGTGATGAGCGCGATTCAGCAGGTAGTTCGTGGCAGTTCTCAGTACACCATCACGAACGGCGCTGCTGCCTATGGCATCAAAGTAACGTCGCTTGAAACTGTCCACGGTACGTGGCACTTCCACAAGCATCCGCTGTTCAACCACGAGAATTCCATGCAGAACTCCCTGCTGGCCTTCGAGCCTGAAATGCTTGAGTGGCGCTACAGCATGGACATGCACTATGAAAAGGACATCTACATGGGCAAAGGCGGCGGTGATGGCATTGACGGCATTCGTGAAGGTTACATCACGGAAGGCGGACTCGCAATCTACCATCCGGAGCTGTTCATCTACGCGTCCAACGTTGGTGTAGCTGCGATAGACGACAATCCGTAATAACTAACCTGTGGAGGGGATGTCCGTGGAGATGTCCCCTCCACTTAATTCAACTTGAATTAAGGAGCCTGTAAAGTGGACCTGCTAGATGTCAGAAAAACTTTTGTGAAACAAGCTGGTCGCTATGACCTGGTTGGCGCTGAGGAACTTGACGGAGTCTTAGTGCCGGACTACACCGTCGATAATGGCGCGAATTACTATATCAACAAGGCTCATAAGTATCTTGATGACAAGATACGTGTTTCAAATCAACGCATTCATAGAACATTCACAGTCGCTGCAGAGCAGTATTGGCTTCCGGTTACTAATGCTCTCGCAGTGCATGATGTTTTGGTTGAGGGAATTTCTCTCACACGCATCGAACTTCCCATATGGTTGTGGCTTCACTACGGTGGGGATCAGCCACAGCCAGTGCCGTGGGATGGAATAGACATTCCGTCTCGGCCACCTAATCCTGCAACGCCGAAATGGTGGGCAAGGAATCTGGACAATATCACCGTTACGGTTGGTGAGGAAACAATTACTCCACAGATACTCTTTCACGCTGAAGCGGACCAACAGTACACCATGGACGTTATTTACTACGCTCAACGGGCTACGCTGAGCGACGACGATGATGAATCATACTGGACACTCAACGAACCTGAGCTCCTTATTGACTGCGCGCTAATGTTTCTTGCTGGTAACATTCTTGACGACAAATCGAGGCTCTTGCGGCAGGAAGTAGAGGATAAGATTCGTTTAATTATATGCCGAACAATTCGCGAAGAAGTCGACGGACTGGGTGGAAAGATCATACGATGACGCGGAAGTTTCAGACTATTACAGGTGTAGATCGTAAGCACTCTCTTGCCAACGTCATGTTTGATTGGGGCAAGGAGTTCTGCATCTACCGCGACACGTTGAACTCTGGTGTTACGATAGAATTTCCTGAAGATATGCGGTTGCTTGGTTTTGCGCTGTGGGTCACAGAGAAAGAGACAGTTACAATTACTGTCAACATTGACGGTGTGTCGCATGAGCTTTATGAGTCTCCTGGACATGAAGTCGCTGTGAAGTTTGTGGACAACGCCTCTCCGCCAGTATTTATCCACACCTTTGGAGATGTTGATACGACGGACAGTGTAAAAATCACGACAACTGGTAAAACTTTTGTTCAATTGACTTTCTTCATTAACGAAGTATATACGGAGATTCCATGATAGCGTTTCAACTAAAGTTTGATGAAGAATTCTGGGTTCCAGTTATCCGAGCTGGCGATTTAAAGTCCATCGGGGAGCGCGACAGCCTTAAAACTATGAACCGTCATTTCATAGGATTCATTCTGCTTGGAGAAGAGTACGAGACCGGCACTATCAGCCTGAAAACTTCTGGTGGAACAACTATATCAGCCTTTGCAGGTATTAAGAAAGATGATGCTGTCGATCTATTTGTCTGTCGCACGGTTGATCAGGTTATTGCCTACAATGCTTCAACGCTTTTCAAGTTTACTTCTAGTGTTGCGACGAACTGTGAAATAATAGGAATCTTTGCATGATTATTGTGAAAGAAGTATTGCAAGTTGGGCTGTATGAGTCCAAGGGTCCTTCTTGTGCATGGCTTACTCAAGACACACCAGAAACTCCTCCTAGCGGCGCAGTTGAGATAACTGACGAAGCTGAATTACGCGCCATGACGTTGGATGGTGTGTACTATCTACCTGTGGATATTACACTTACGTCTGCATGGACACCTATAGGCTCTTTTAGTACGCCTTTTACAGGAGCGTTATACGGCTGTGGGCACAGCATCACAGACATCGACATAACTTCAACTGCTGACCACGTTGGATTGTTTGGCGTAACGAGTGGAGCGACATTAGTTGATATTAATCTTTCCGGCACTATAAATTCTACGCATCAACAAACTGGACTATTGTGCGGATTGGCACAGGGTGGGCGCATTAGGAACATTGAGGGTATCTGTAACATTACTTCCAGCGCGGTCGTAACTGGCTGTCTCATTGGTGCGTGCAGTAATGGTGCTGATATTTCGAAACTTAAGGCTTATGGCTCCATTACTGGCGGAGGTTACGTAGGTGGCGTTATCGGATTGAATAGTGGATGCAGTCCGTCAGATTTGTTTGCTTCCGTGCGAATTGATTGTAACGGGGCTAATGACAATGGCGGCATTATTGGTGTAAGTAACATCAGTAGCGACACAATCTCACGTACTTTGTCCTTTAGTCGATTTTCAGGAACAGGTTCTAGAGGTGGAACTTGCGGCAGTGTTGGGGCGACTATGGTAGACTGTTATTATTCTTCTGACTGTGCAAAATTTGCAACGACAGACAAAGGAACGCCTCTTAACGACGATGAAATTGAGGAAGATTCATATTACACTGGGTGGACAGAGTGGACGAAAAAGGCTATTACAAAGACTGATGATATTCTCATACCAGCGACTGCAACGTTTTGCGGTGGTTCCAGTTTACTTATTACAATGCATGAAGGTCATAATGGTGAAGGTTACTTACATGAACTTTGGGGTGCACGCGTTAGACAAGTTATGATTAACGAAAGCGGCGTAACGAAGTCCAATTGGTTAACACTTGATGGTGAAACTGGTATAATAGCGTGGGGATTATTTCCAGCGGCTGCTGGAACGCGATTCTATGTTGAGTTGCGGGGTGGAATAGACCCAGATTATACGGTGTCCTTCCCAGGCGGCATTTGCTACAACATTGATATTCCAACGATGATTGATCCTAACATCCATAGCGGTGGCATCATACAGTGCTTGATGCTGTAATTCCACGGCTTATGTAAATGGAGGTGCTGTAATGGCGATAATCAGTTTACGGCCATTGTTTGAAAAAGGTTTAGGCCCGACGCAGCCAGTTGCTGACGAAGTCCATTTGGAAACGCTGGTAAACTGGCTTCCATCACCGAACGGTCTTGTTCCACTTGGAGGCACACGTCAGTCGCGGGGACTTGGCATACCTACTGGTGAAGTCATTAACGTCGATGGAGATTATGTGCTTATCCGGCAAACGTCCACAAGTAAAAACATTGTGGCAAAATACAACGACAGTTCAATACTAGACTTGTCGACAGTTTCTACTCCTGTTGGCGCACCGAACATTGCGCAACTCAGCGGCAAGTATTTATCTGCCAATTTTAGATTTGCCTTTTCGTATAACACAAATGCTGGGAATACAGAAGCTCGAACAAAAATAGACGACGTTTCCACACCTGTCGCTCCTTTCAGGCTGTGTACGTCCATCAGAAACAGACTGCTTTATGCGCGGTATGCGCCTGAATCCGGCGTGAACGCTGCGTTGAGCAATGCTATGACTCTGCTTTATGGCGCTAATCCCTACTCCAGCTTCAGCTCAAACACGGTGTTTTGGGGCGGCATTGACGATCCGTGGATTAGCGGATTTACAGACTTTATCACAAATCCTTCATACAGTCCGTATGTTACGAAGATTAACAATGGCGGTGTTGGGGTTTTTCTGCCCATTGGCGACTACATAAGTCGTAGCATTACGGCATCAGCTACAGTTGATCCGCCAGGAGTTGTGTCTGTGGTGAGGTCGCTTACTCCGTATAACTACTATCGCGTTACGACAGAAGGGCATTTTGACGTAACCGCTCTTTATCGTGTAGAGCGGTTTCCACTGGATGTTGGTTTTTACAACTTTCCAGGAACTCCGATAATGATGACAAACTGCAGCGACGAGTGTGTATTTGTTCATACAGCGCAGGGCATTTACATGATGGCTCCGGTTGCTGACCAGCCAGTGTTTTCAATGCGCAGAATCTCGAATGTGGAAAGTGCGACACTGGTTGCGAAGTGCGGCATTGGGGAGCATGTGTTTGTAGATGCCAACAAGAAAGTCTTTGTTGCCGACGTTAACGGGAATGTAAAGAGCCTCGACTATAAGTGGCTTCTGGCACTTCATGGAACGGTTTCTCAGTGGGCAGTTTTCTACTCCCATTTGGATGATTGCTATTTCATCAACGACTTTGTTACAAGTGGCGCATCTGTTCGCACAACTGTGGTGAACAAGCATGGTGCCGCAACGACTGATGTTCCGATTCGTGGGTGCACTAACAGCAATTACTACAGCGATGCGCTGGGGAATGCGTCGTGCAAGACAAGCATGCTTACACTGGAAACGCCTCAAACGAAGCGCCTCAACTATATTCGTGTTGAATCTAGCGGCACGTTGAACGTGACGGTGCGTGTGAGAGAGCATTCTACTGCTGCAGTTCGTACAGTAGTATACAATGCCACTCCAGACCCGATGGGCATAGTGCCCGTCGATGTGAGTGGGTTCTCATTTTCTATCGAAGTCTCTGGAACTAACACTGTCAGGCTCTCAGATGTAAAGCTTGACTTTGATATAACTTCAAAATCTTCTTATGCCGGAGCAAGAAAGGGACTCTATTAATGGAAGTTCTTGAACTAGCTGAAAGTTTCGTAAATGGGTTACGAGCTAAACCACGTACTAACGTAAAGTCTTTGCAACTTTGCGTTAATGCAAAGCCGAGTGAAGTAGGCTTGCTTGCGCCTGATGTAATTACGCAGGCTAACCAAGAAACAAATGCATCGACTACATGGCCTTTTCCGCAGGTGCTAAACCTTGGTGTGGATACTGTGGTCTTCGGTGCTGACGGTGTTGCAAGTCTGACACTTCCTGATTTAAGCCCACTCTACATCCACGATGGGATGACACCGATACTTACTTCACGTGCCAATCCTTACACGACGGCTGCTGGGTCCAACGGTCATGCACCAGTGATTAGATGCACTATTGCATCCACAACTTCTGACGTGGCAAGTGTTCGCTGTGTTGTCCAGACTGGGCCGACATACGCAACGACAGTCTTTGATAAAACCGCAACAAACGTAGTTGCCGGCGATGTGTTAACTTTTCGCGCAACTGTATATCCAAATCTTGACTATCGCATTACTGTTACACCTACATATTGCACACTTGTCGACAGTGGTA